TTTTAAGAGCGTGATCGAATAGAGCACAAAACTTTTTGCGAAGTCTTTCAATAAAGCGAGAAAACTTGATTTCGTCTCGCGTGATTTCTGTTGTACGACCTAGTGAAAATCCTCCAGGTTGCGAGGATTCAATTCGCGAAAAAGGAACGGATAGAGAGCGATATAATCTCTTTTGAAAATATTCAACGTCCTGAATTTCTCCCAGATTTTGTCCACCTGGAAGAGTTTGAATCTCGGTTCCCTTTCCGCCTTCGCGACGAGGAAGCCAATAGTCCTCCATCATTGAAAGGAAGCGTCGGTCGTCTCGCATTTCACCGGTTGTTGCATCATACACAATCTTTTGACGATACGCATCCATGAGACTGCGTAGATACTGTTCGGCCTTTGCTTTTGGAAGATTTCCAGTGTCAATGTAAAAGATTCGACGCTCAGGAGCGCGCGCAAGTCTGTAAATAACTGTGGCGTCTTCTAGCATTCGTAATTGATTGAGAGATTTGATTGCCTTGTTGAGATAAGACAGCACCATTGATCGTTTGGAATCTAAAAGTCCAGATGTAACATAGATAATTGAATCTATGGAAATTCGTGTGCCCAGACTTGTGTATGATCCCATGATTCCGCGATCATTGTACAGAAAATACTCACTTGTCTTTGAAACAAGATCAAGTCCTGTCCGAGGATCTTTTTGGCGCAACACTTCTCGGATCTTGCGAATTCGTCGAGGATCAATATATCGAAGTTCTTTGATGCCTTCTTTTGGATTTGTTTCATTGATTACAATATGATAAAACAATCGTCCGTCAATATACCAACGACGGAAGATATCGTGAGACATATCTTTCCAGTTTATCAGACGACAAATGTACTCAAACTCATCGTGAATTTTATTTTTGACCGCTTGTCCAAGTTCAACTTCTTCAAGATCAAGATCAACTACGGTTCCATCGTCACCTTCTACAATCGCTTCATTGACAATATCATCAAGCGCAGATTCAATTTCTGGCTGCATTGCCATCTCTCGATATCGCGTAATAAGTTCAACCTCATTGCGCGACACCCCGTCTAGATCAACATACGTTCCGTAATAGCTTCCCGTTTGAACTACAACAGCACCATCATCTGTCTGTGGAGTGGCAAATGATTTTTGCGTTAGTTGTTTTACTGGATCGTTTTGATTTTGTTGCTGATTTGCGACTTCATCCGGATTATCAGGAATAATACGGAAACCAAAGAGTCGGAATCCACCACCTCTTTTAATACCTTGATTCTGTTCGTCCGCCATTATTATAAGTCTTTCGCACTAATCAGTGTAAGGAATTAATTATTATCGAATGCCAATGTCCTCTGCGACCCAGTATTGATATGCCCAAGTGCATGTATATTCTTCAAGAACATCATTTGAACTCCAGTCCAAATCAATTGGCGACAAGTCCGTTGGCCACATACCAATAAACTTATAGGTCTTGATGATCTCTCCTGTTTTTGCATATTGCTGAACAATTGCATCTACACCATATGTAAATGAACTACGAGCATTTGCGGCTCGAAGATTTCCAGTATGAGAATTAAGAGACGCCATCCACTGCTCAATTGCATTTCGAGTCACAAAGTCTTCATCATTGAAAATTGTAAGAGTCCAGTCTTGAAACACTCTGTTTCCTGCTAGTTTAACTTCGCGCCCGAAATACTGTACTGGAATAATTCCAATTGTTGCACCAGGAAGCTGTGCGGATCGAGCGTGAAATGTTAGTTTTCGAGAAGCGTCTGCGGCGCCTCCAGGAACAAGAGCCGATGGAAACTGCATCGTGACTTGGAATAGATTAGGCCGCGCGCCATCCAACTCCATGTTGGATCTGAAGTCGTTTACTGAAAAGGGCATTTTTATTTACTCCTTTAATTCTTTGTACTATTTATGTTGATATTTTAGCCAAATCTTCCAATGATTTCATCAAAGCTGACACCAGTTGGAGTGGCAACAAAGTTAAGCTGAATGTCATTAATAGACCGCGCAGGCTTGATATAAATGTCTCCGACAAACTGATTTGAATCGATGACTTGAGGAGTGTTGTTGGTTTCGTCACAAACAACACGGAAATCATAGATTCCTCTTTTACCTTGCACGTCACGAAGAAGAGGCTCAATAAGTCCAACAAATCGAGCGCGAGTAAATTCATCGTTTAGTTCAAAGAGTGAGTTTCTTGCAGCACGAGCAATGACTTTTTCAAGATACGAGAAAAGTCTTCGTACATTGATTCGGTCAAACGCGGTTGGCTTTGTCAGAAACGTCTTGTCACCAAAAAGTTGAATTCCTTCGCCAGGGAAAGTATTAACAGGATTGACTCCACGACGATAGAGTTCATCGCGCTGTGCTTTGGTTGGATTCCACGCAAGTTTAATTGCATTACGAATTCGTCCTTTTGTTGGACCAGCTGGTGAATCCCACGGATTGTTTGTTCGAGCCATGAGTCCAGCAATGTCTCCATTTAGCGGAACATAGCGATACTTGTTTGAGTAACGATCAAACATGTATTTCCAACCTGAATCCATTACACCAAAGGCGGAGCCGGCATTAACTAGTCCGGTTGACTTATTTCGATATGTACTTTCTACATAAGAGATTATATTGTCAAGTTCGTTTCCAGGTGTTTCAACAACATTAGAAGATGTTGGAGAGAATGTAACGAGACAATCATATCGAATTTCGGCAATGCTTTGAATTGCGTACTGAGTGACTGTGCTGGATGCCGCGCCCATCATGATAAACGACACATCAACTTCTTCTGGATTTTTAAACTGGTCAAGAGCCGTAATCAGATTTGCGTCTGAAGGAGTGCCGATTGCTCCGCCAGAAAGTGTGTTGTAGATTGGGCTTTGAATTGCAGTAAATACTCGTCCGTTGGCGGTGTTGCCCCAGTTTGCGCCTCCTGATGGATGATTGCCCCAGTAAATGTAGCGAGAGCGATCAAATAGAGCCTGCTTGTAGAAGTTTGACGTGCCGTCGGCATTTGTTGCGTCTGATGCAACAGATACAAACGGAAATACTTCTAGAACTGTATTTGCAATTCCAGTAAACTTTCCGTCTCTATCGGCTACTGCAATGTGAATTTCATCATTTGCGCCATTTTGACGAGTTGTGTATGCAGATGTTCCAGGAGCGCCGTCAAAGAATCGTGCATATTTCCAACGACGAGTAAGTGTTGCGGCTGTATTTGAAAAAGAAGGGGTGCCCGAAACAATGATGTTATTTCCAGATCCAAATCCAATTACCTCTGTCCAACCAAAACTTCCTTGATCTGTGTTTGAGGTTACAAGAATTTCATCTCCAATCTGAAGAGGAGATGTTACATCCGTCTGAGAGTTGGCAGAGGCAGTAATGATATTATTTCCAGAGAGAATATTTGCAGTTGCCGTCATGACGGACTGAAAAGCTGCATTTCCTGTTCCTACTGGACAAATAGAGACTTGAAGAGAGTTGCCCAGATCGCCCATGTAACGAGCAGCCCAGTTTCCACCGCCTGTTACGCCACCGTCAAAGTAGTTGGCAATGTAAAAGTCCTCGTTTCGGATTCCAATTCCAGTTCCAGCAGCAGTTGAATTGAGATGACCTGAAGAATTTGCGCGAGAAACCCAAAGACCCGATGCATATGCAAGGAAAGATGAGGCAGTAAGCCATGGAATATATGTTGCATCATTTGGATAGAAGAAAAAGTTGGCAAGCGACGCTTCAGAGTCAATCAGTACTTTCTTTTCAACAGGACCCCATTGAAAATGTCCAGCAATTGCGCCTGTGGTCTGTGGAATTGCCCGTGCCGTTAGGGTAAGATCAAATTCGTTTACGGTAACGGCAGGTGATAGTGATGGGATGCCCATATAATCTCTCCTTAAAAAAATATATAAAAAGTCTCAGAGTATTTATGGATTCTGATTTTTTAAGATTATCCATCAATAATCTGATATTTTCTTTGTTTTACTGGAGGGGGTTCAGTCCATGTAAGTTTATCAGGAAGATATGTGACGCGCTCGCTCATGAAATTTGGAAGAGATTTTTGAATTATTTCTTGTATGCTTGCGTCTTTTGGAGCGCCTTTTTCTACTTCTTTCGTTCCTTCGGGATTTGGATCAACAAATGGCAGCGCCCCCGCACTTGAATTATTTAACTGACCGTCATCATATAATCCAAAAAACAATTGCTCTGCATCGTCGGTTCCCATATGTTCTCGCTCGAGCATTGCGCGAATATCCAACGACTGCTGAGATGCCTCTCTAAAATATCTTTGCGCAGACAGCCAACCAAACTGAACAAGTGCCATGGCAAGGTCATCATGCATTCCAGGTTCTGCGGCGAATGATTGAGCCGTTGTTACAAACGTTGTTAATTCCTTTACGGTTTCGTAGTCTCGAAGAATAAGTTTGTTTTTTTCAATAAGAGTCTTAAGATTTGCGCAGCCAATTCTTTTTGTTGCCATTGAGGTCTTAATTCCAAGATTAGTCCTTTTTGCTGCTCCAAAACCTCCTGTGACTTGTTGCTGACCTCCGCCGCCTCTTGTTTTTTGAGTTTTTATCAGATTTTCGTAGCCTAGTTCATGATGAAGAATTTCGGCTACTTGAGAACCAATATCATTGATCTCTATCATTACATACGCTTCGTTGTACTCATTTCCTATTTTTTCAATAAGAGTAGGAAAAACCATAGGAGATATTAAATTGCTTCGATATCGCGCAACTTGTACATAAGGTATTGTTGTAATATCAATAACATGAAATGCGGAGTAGTCTAGACCTTGCCCATGAGAAATATCAACCGCGATAACATATGTGTGTCCTTCTTTTGGTCGTTCCCAGATTGCCATTGTTTCGTCGGCAGATGCGTCAAGAGGTTTTTCCCATGTCAGACGCGCAAGAACATCTCCTTCAATAAGAGTATTTGAACTACCGAGAAACGAACATTCAAACTCTTGATTCCACTGTCGTTTAGAGGTATTTCGTATTGTCTGTTCTTTCCATTTTTCATCGCGGCCTGGAACATCCCACCAGTTTACTTCAACAGGTAAATAATCTGAGTCTCCATTTTTTGCATCTGTCCACATCTTGTAAAACTTGTTCATTCCATATGGAGTGGATACAATAAACACTCTTGACTTTTTACCAGATGAAATTGTTGGATACACTGAGTTAAAAAACTCTTCTGCAACATTGTTTGGAATAAATGCAAATTCGTCAAAAAAGATGACATTAAAAGAATATCCTCGAACTGCGCTTGATGATGTCGCGGCTGAGATAACTTTTGATCCATTTGCAAGTTCAATATTTCCTTTGTTCCAAACAGATGCGCCTTGCTGAAGCCACTTGGGCAGCCACTCGTATGCAAGCTGAAGACGGCTAAGAATCTCTCTTGCCGTTGAGCCTTTGTTGGCAAGAATTGCAACATTGACATTTTTATTAAACAAGATATAGTGTAGAAGCCATGCAACAACACAAGATGTTTTACCTGTTTGGCGCGGGAATTTGCAGATTACGAACCGATTGTCGGTAAAATGTCTTAGCAGTTGTTCCTGATATGGCCACAATTCAAAATTCATGAGTCCGCGATCAACGTTTACAATCTTGATATAATTTTTAGCAAAGTATACAACATCGTCTCGGCACTTGACTAGTTCATCTAGCTGCTGCTGAGTAAATGGATGAATGTATCCAGCTTTTACAAGATTGGAGTTTCCTTTGTAGCCAATTGTTTGCTTGTTGGCATTTATACTAGTTACTGTCATTATTATCGCTATTATTATTTGGGGCGACTGATGATAATCTATCCATCATTTCAGTTGCAGTTCCGACAAACACTGCTTTTTCAATTGTCTGATTTACTTGAGTAAGTGATTGATTATTTCCTTTGTCAAAGGCTGTATTAATAACTCCGCCTTGCTCAAGTCTTTTTATTTCTGCTTTTGTTTTATGTGTTGCGACGAGTTCTTTTGTTGCGTCAGTTGTTGTTTTCAGTAGTGTTGCAAGAACTTCGTACGCACGCGGCTGTTGAGTTTCATTTGCAATGTTTGCAAGTTCATTAAATGCATCTTCTGCCGCTTTGATAATATTGCGCATTTTCTTTCGCGCAAATGCAATGTCATCGTCTTGCGGAGAAACA